GGCGTCAGATTTTAAGTCTGATGTGTATGCCAATTCCACCACAAGGCCAAAAAAAAGCGCCCGAAGGCGCACAAAACTTAAGAAAAGCTTTAGTTTTCTACGTCTACTTCAATAGTAGGAACAACGTCGGCTGCGTCAAGAGATACCTCTAGATCAGAATCAACATCAACACCTTCATTCGTGTCTTCGTCTAACTCTTCAACTAAAATATCGCCGACGACGACGTCATTGGTTGCTTGTTCCAACACCGTTGAATCATCCGTAGTACAGCCTTGAATAGCTGTAATCATTAACAAAATCATTGCAAATGTGATTTTCATAATATACTCCTTTGAAATCATGAAATATAAATATACTTACTATAAAAAAATAGTAAATAAATTATTCTTTTTCTTCTTTCAAAAGTACCTTTAGCTTATCTCTAATGCTGTCGGCCATGGCGATTCTGCTATCAGCAGTCCCGGAACCATAGTCAATTGCCTTTTTAAGCATATAAAGGTCTTTGAGCACTTCGCTGATCACACCTTCCTTCTTATTAGGAACGTATACTCTCATGCTTCTCTCCTCTCTTATAAATCAATTATAATGACCCTTCGTTCATCGTCTAGGGTCTTATCGTGGTCATTGTCACCGCGAGTCCTTGGCTTGTCCCATTCCTCGGCATCGCGAGGAAGACGCGGTTGTGGCGCCGGGATCTCTAGCCAGGGTCTTTCCCCTCGGCCCGTCACCGCCCTTGGCCTCTGCAAGTTTTTTTATGGCGATGAGCCTTGGCTGGTGGTGAGCCCGAGCGGGTACCATCATGAAATGCTTCGCCGCCTCCGTGTGGCTTTTTTGTAAATTTGCCAGCACCCTGGGCAGTCTTCTTCTTCTTGCTAGGAATCCTATTCCCAACTTTTCCATAAATACTAGACATCAAACAACTCCTTATCTACGGCACGATCAAACATCGTGATACCGTTTAAATGATCAATCTCGTGTTGTACACAGACGCACTCCAGAGCATTTTTTTCAAATGAAAAAAACAGCTGGTTGGAATGGTTGTCGTCTTTGACTACAACGTCCGTCCATCTTTCAGTTAAAACATAATCACCTTTAAACGAAAGACAACCCTCTTGAAAGAAACTTTTTCCAAATTTGCCCACTATTTTAGGATTTATAAGAACAATCGGGTTGTCGACTGTGATCACGCACACTGCGGAATTAATACCAACTTGGTTGGCCGCGAGGCCGACACTATCGCCTGTTTCAGCTAAAATTTCTAAAAGCTTGTTGCCGGTTCTGATCCCTTCAATTTTTGAATCACAAGGCTTGCAGACCCTAGAAAGTAATTTTTTATCTGTTACAAAAGAATAGGACATTAAAAACCCCTCCAAGCCTGTGAAGCCTCATATGTAATTATGAACCTTAAGGGCTCTTCAGCAAATAAATTATATAATTTATTTCCATAATATTTGAATCGCGATAATCACGCTAGCCAGGGCCAAGCTAATCAACGCTTTTGGAGTGAGAATGCTTTCTTTTAAGAAAAACCACGTTAATATCGCAAAAACGATGTTTCCAATCCCGAAACCAACAAGCTTTGTCGTCCACAAAGACCCAGACACGGCTACAGTGTTTTTAACCGCATACCAAAAAAACAAACTAACTGGAATTGAAAATATTGCGCTTGACACTAACGGTTTATCGGACCACCAGTGCCAAGCAAACTGAGAGTTAAGTTGAAACCATGCAAGGATGTTAGCTGCTATAAAAAATAGTACTCCAGCTGCCATCCTCAGTGCAGGCCTATGCTACAAGAAAATCGGTTTAATTCAAGGACCGCCATAAACCTTGTTATTAAAAGGCCTTGTAAATCTAATATCGACTTTTCTGTAAAGACAAATTCATCTTCCTCGGTTTTTTCATTGTGAACAAACACTGGCGTATCGATCTCAATATTTAAGTTACGCAGTATAGAATGGTTTACCCACATGAGTTCTGAAATAATAGGTATTATAGTCTTTTTATTATGTATGCTGGATTCTTTGTCTAGCAATTCTTTAAGCAAATCAGACAAAACCGATATTTGCGCATCGCATTCTTCAAGTATGCTTGTGATGTACTCCTGGGACAGAGTATACACTTGACTCTGTGGTTCATCTTCAGGCACTTCCAAGCAACTGTTGTAAGTCTGTGTATCCACCAATAAATTTTATATCTGAGCCGTCACGATAAAATATCATCGGCACTGTCTCCCACTCATGGGCTTTTTTTATTTCGGTTAAGACCCCTTCCTGCTCAGAATCAAAATTAACCACATTATAGGGCATATTTTTTTGTTCTAATAGCTTGACAGCATCGTTACAAAATGGGCAGTTGCCCTTAACAAATAATATATATCTCATTAACGCCTCCGTGATTTTTCGGATTAATTTGTCTACTCTTAACCGGCTTTGTAAACATTCGCGCGCTCTACCAACCATCTCTTGTCCTCAAAAAATATCTCGTAACAACCTTTTTTCTCGCCGGTTATCAGTAAATTAACAGGGGATAATAATTTGAATGTATCGGTATCATTGAAAATAGTGACCTCTGAGGGTATATACACTAAATCGCCAGTTTCAAAGTTCTTCATCTCTTTCCCTTACATCGGTATTCTTCGCTTGATGCCAGCCGGCTGCGATATTTATGATGTCTTGCAGCTTAGCTGACACCAAATCAATATTCTCTATAATTTCTTCAAAAGTGCCTGTCATTTTTGGTACATCATGCATCGTTATTCGTACTCGCTCAGCATCTTGGTTTAGCATTTTTTTACAGCTAGCAGCGATTTCTCCAACTAAATCTGGTAGCTCTTCCAAGTTAATGGTACGTGATATTTTAACTCTCATTGGCTGACTCCACAATTGCGTTGCTCGTAGTTATAAGAGTGGAAGCAACAGAAACCGCGTTTTGCAGCGCCACAATCGCAACCTTAGCTGGGTCTATGATGCCATCGCCGATCATATCAACCAACTTTCCACTTTTAAAATCGTAACCTTTTCCCTCTGTATTATTTTCGACTAGGCTTAAGATCAAGTCGCCAGATTCTCCAGAGTTTTGTGACATCTGACGCAACGGAGCTTCTAAGGACTTGCGAATAATACCAGCACCTATTTTTTGATCTTCGTTATCTTCTTCTATCTCGAAATCACGACACTTAACAAGAGTGATTCCTCCGCCGGGAATGACGCCCCCTTCTTGTGCCGCTTTAACCGCTTCTAAGGCATCTTCTATCCTGTGTTTTTGTTCGATCATTTCCACTTCTGTCACGCCGCCGACCTTGATCACGGCCACGCCGCTGGACAGACGAGTAATCCTCATTTGTAGCTTTTTACACTCCTCGACATCATCTGTTTGTTTAATCTCATTTTTAAGAGATTCAATTTTTTTGTCAATTGATTCCCAATCAGCGTGGCCGCCCATTATGGTGGTGACATTTTTTAAAACTTCAATTTTTTTACACGACCCAAAGTTAATTAATTTTGCTTCAGTCGGGCTGGCTGCGGCGCTTCTACTAAAAAAAGTTGCTCCCGTAGCCAAGCATAAATCTTTCATGTTGTTAGTTCGGTCTGCTCCATAGCCGGGAGCCTTGACTGCTGCAACCTTCATGCTTCCGCGGGCTGAATTCATTATTAGAGCTGCTAAAGCCTGGCCCTCTACTTGTTCCGCGATTATTATTAAGGGTCTAGATTCTCTAGCGGCTAGCTCTAGCACAGGTAGGATGGATTTGACATTATCGATTTTGTAATCTGTAACTAGGATTAAGGCGTCCTCATAAGTAACTGAATTTCTTCGTTCATCAGTCACAAATGCCTGCGCAAAATAACCTGAATTAAGTCGAAAGCCCTCAACTAAATCTAGACTTGTCTCTACAGATTTACCGTCCTCAACCAAAATAGAACCATCATACCCAGCCTTGTCTGCTGCCATGGCCACTAAACTTCCAATTGTCTTATCGCCATTAGCAGAAACTGTCGCGACATGCTCCACGTCTTGCATTGATTCTACTGGTTTTGAGGCATCTCTTATCCCGTTAACGATTTGCTTGACGGCTTTGTCCATGCCCTTTTTCATCTCGACCGGAGAAGCTCCAGCTATCAAATACTTTTGGCTATTTCTAAGAATATCTCTAGCTAAAACTGTTGAAGTGGTGGTACCGTCGCCGGCCAAAAGATTTGTCTGGGCAGCTGCTTGCTTTAAAATTTGTGCGCCGGCTTGTTCAAAAGGGTCTTGTAGGTCTACAAAGTTAGCAACAGTAACTCCATCCTTTGTGATGATGGGATTAACTCCGCTTCTATGCAAAATTACATTTCTTCCCTTAGGCCCTAAAGTAGCTGCCACGTTATCAGCTAGTTTGTTAACACCTTCCATTATCTTTTGTTGCAAAGTCAGCCCATCAGCATAAACTTTCTGCATATATACCTCTCTAAATATACAATAATCACATTATAAGTTAAGTCAACGAAAACTTTAAACTTAATTTTAAATTATTCTTCGTATGTCTGTTTGGTGCCCATACCTGAAAGGCCAGAAGGGCTTGACGCAGATGCTTGGCGTCGGCGAGCGTTGGAAGCAGCAACTGGATCTGCCCCTGCAGCGGCAGGCTCCTCAATGGTTTTTATAGCGTTGTCAGTTGCAGCATGCAGTTGTTTTGCGTCGTGTATAGCTTGCGTGCCGCGGCTTTTACGATCTTCATCGCCCGCGCCCAGCAAATAAGCATTAACATTGTTTGTAAATTCTTGAAGGTTTCCATAAATTGGATTGATAACCTCCTGGAGTATCTTGGCGTAGTTTAGCCAAACTGTTTTCATCGTCTGTTCACCGATCATCAAGGTGCCAACGTGTTGGAACCCGGAGATTGATTCAGCTTGTTTTTTCGTAAGCTCAAATTGTCTCTTCTTTTGATATCCCGGCGTGGCCTCAAGCGCTGCAAATATAGTCTCTTCATCACCAGAGTCAATTGCGTCTGCAACGTCGTTAAACTGACGGCCTGAACCAAAAAGCCATTTTGCTTTCGTGCTTCCGTGAAAACTTTCTTCTGAATAGTATACTGTGAAAGGTGCTAGCTGATTCAAAGTCTCCTCGTCCAACTGTTGTATCTCCTCTACAGAAAATCTTGACCTCGATCCGAGCCTCTTCCCGGTAGTAACTTTAAATATTTTAGAACCGACATTACCTTCTTCATTCTCAGTAGCTAGCCTTTCTATGGCGTTGTATAGGGTGCGCACAGTCGGCGCCGACTTGGATATCTTTTTGATTTTAGCGAAGGGGGAAAAGAAAACATCTAAGAAATTTTTTAAATCAATTCTAAATTCACCAAATTCCAGCCCTTCAGTCTTGTTAACTCTCCTGGCATCCAAATAAATGATATGATCAACTATTCTAAAGTGCTCCACCATGTTTCTGAAGGAACCCTTGACACCAGTTTTCGGGCCTAGAAGTTTCAAAGAATAATGCTGGTCTCCCAGGATAACATCTGTGATTGGCTTGCCTGATGCAGCCATACCCTCGATTTCCTCTGGACTAGTGATCTGAACTGATTTGCCACCGAACAAACCTGCCATAAAGCCCTCAAAAATAAAACCGCCGGCGGCTTCAGTGAAATCTCTTAAAATTACTGACAATATTTCGCACATCATCATTGTAGAGAGCAGTTCACTTACATTTGTGCTAGCTTTTGTGCCGGTCAAGACATCGTTTAAGCCTTTTAGTTTTGCTTGCAAAGTTTCGCCAGGAATCTTACTGGTAAAAGCCTCGATGATCGCTCTATCTGCATTTCCCTCGCGTCCCCATGCTTCGGAAATTCGAATAACTGGAAGTTTAATATCGATGTCTTCGGTGGGAGTGGTTGTTGCCTGTGTTAAATCGATATCCTCACTCATAACTTGACCGACCATTTCAAAAAGAAGATTTAAATTTAGATCTTCTTGAAAATAGTTTTCTGTAATATATTTTAGTTCTTTCTTGTTCATAATTAGACCTCTTAATAATTAGACAACTATATCAGCAATTCCCAGTTTTACCGCTTCTTCAGCATCAATATAAACATTTGTTTTTCGATCAACCATTTTTTTAATTTGTTTCTCTGTCATACTTGTTTCCTCAGCCAAAGCTTTAATATACATTTTTTGTGTAAATTTTGTTTCAGCAAACTCATTTTCAACGTCAGCTATGTGGCCATGAGTACCAGCTACAACACCATGAATCATTACTCTACAATGTTTACCGATACGACGTTGGCCTTTGGTGCCCGAAGCTAAAAGAAGAACGCCGGCGGACATAACTTTCCCTAAACCGTGAGTGTGCACCGGAGTTTTGTCTCTCAAGCTGCGAATAGTATCATAAACAGCAAACATTTCAGTTGCCAAGCCTCCGAAAGTTGAAATAAAAAAGTCAATTGGCTCATACGTTATAATTTTCTCGGACAGCATATCTTCTGGGTCAGATAGAACCTCTGCCTGGCCAGTTAAGTGCAGGGCCTGCAGGCCATAAATAACTTCAGAGCATTTCTCTTCTTCGATGCTTCCATAAATCCCGGTTACACGAAGCTCCGGCTTCTCTTGAATGTTAAATACTGACATAATATCGTCTGCTTCGTCTTCAGACTTTTCTTTCTCTTCTTCAAAAAAACGTTTGTTCCATTTCATTATATGCTCCTTGTAAATTAATAAAAAAAAAGCAGGCCATGGCCTGCTTTTTTAACAAATTTTGTTTTCCTTGCTTATCTTCTTCTCTTCTGTTTTCGCATCCGTATTAGCCTCTTAGCTACGCGGCGGGTAACCTCCGAAAGTATTTTCCTTTCTGTACGACGGCCCTCTTGAAGCGGGGGTTCCTCTTCTTCTCCGCCCATATCGCCCATATCCATGTCACCCAGGTCTTCTTCTCCGCCCATGTCGCCCATGTCCATGTCTTCTTCTCCGCCTTCCTCTTCAGTTTCGATTTCAATTTTTTCTGCAGCTTCAGGGTCTAGCTCCTCTAGGCCAATCTTAAGCGCTTTAAGCGCGGTCATGGCGCTAGCCAAGGCGTCGGGCTCCTCTTCTTCGGCGTCGAGTCCGGACTCCTCTTCTCCGCCCATATCACCCATATCACCCATATCACCCATATCGGCTTGCTCGGCTTCTTCGTCTTCTTCGCTTAAGTCGCCTATGGCTTCACGAAGATAACGACGGACTTCTTCTAGCGTTTCGTCGTCGACGTCGGCGGCCGCTTCGTCGTACTCTTCTTCAATAGTAGCTGCCGTATCTTCTTCGAGGCTCTCGTCGGCCGCCAAGTTTATACGTTCTTCGACGGTGTCATCATCCACCATTTCGTTTTCATGCAGTTTACCAATAAAGGTATCTGAAAGTGCGCCAATATTGGCAAATTTCATCATTTTGCGGATTTGTCTTTCATTTAAAAGCTGCTTATTCATTCGTTTCTCTCCTTGAACGTACCTTTTGATACAAATTAAATAGCTTCATCTTTTAATAAAAGACCTATTTTTTTTAGGGCTTTGTCTTGTATTTGTTTAACTCTGACATAACTGATTCCTAATCTCTCAGAAGTTTCTCTCAAAGTTAACGCGTTGCAATTTGTAACTGTCTCGAAAACACAGTTTCTCTCCTGTGGATAATCAATCCAATGGCGGCACTCTTTAACAGGGCATGCTGTGTTTAGTTCTACACACGTTTCTAAGCACTTCTTCATATATCTGTTTCCATTTCTATGATATCAAATATATTTTCGACCTCTTCATCGCCGAGTGCAAACGTCGCAATTGTTTTTTTAGTTCCATTTTGAAGTTGGACTATTTTTTTTCTCTTTTGTTGGCCTTGGATTTTATATTTTTCTTTACACTTTTCTAGAAAGGAAGAAATCAACTCGTCATCTTCTATATAACCAGTAATCATCATCCTAAAAAATTGAGATTGTGATATGCCATCAAAATCGCAACGAATTCTTAATTTAGTCTGGCGTGTTGAACTATCATAAAACATGATTTTTTTCCGATCGGTTGTTTCAGGTACTGTAGGGTCCCTCATTTGTGCCCCTGCAAAATATGAGTATTGCTCTCTAACTGCCCTGCGCCTGTTTGCAAGGCAAAAGAGGCCTTGCTTCGAAGCTCTGCCAAACTGCGTGCACCTGAATAAGACAGGCCACTGCGAATACCACCAGCAATATTTTGAAGAATGTCTTCAACGCGGCCCCTAAACGGGATGGTAGTCGAAACGCCCTCCGGCGTGGATGCTGCTCCGCGCCAGGCTTTCTGGGCTGCTTGCGAGGCCATCCCTCTATAGACCTTGTACTTTTTGCCTGAATTCCCAGAAAAAATCTCACCTGGTGTCTCACTAGTCCCTGCCAGCATCGACCCGATCATCACAAAATCTGCGCCGGCTGCATATGCTTTCACCATGTCACCGGTTGTTCTGATACCTCCATCAGCAATTATCTTAGCGTCATAAGTAGTCTGCGCACAATCCAGTATGCTCTGAAAAGTCGGGATGCCATGGCCAGTGACCATCCTGGTGGAACAAATTGATCCGCCGCCTATGCCGACTCGGATTGAGTCGGCGCCCCATGATGCCAGCGCATCGAAAGCCTCCAGCGTGGCAACGTTTCCCGCCATCACATGTACGTTAGACCACTCGTCTTTCAAAGATTTTATGCACCGCTCCATCATAGAGTGGTGGCCATGTGCAACATCTACACAAAGGATACTAGCGCCGCCGGCGATTAAAGAAGTTGCCCTATCAAGATAATCGCCAGCCATTCCGATGGCGGCGCCGACTGGGCCAAGATAAGTTTCAGACGCCGTCCAAACCTCCTTAACTTGCTCATCTATCGTGTTATATCTGTGCACAATCCCCAAGCCTCCACACCTTTGCATTGCTATAGCCATGTGCCGTTCTGTCACCGTGTCCATGGGGCTAGACATAACAGGTAACTTTAATGTAACTCCAGTGTTATCGTTATCATGTCGAAAACAAATTGAATCAAGTTCACTGCTTATATCAACCTGCGCCCTACTATCGATATTACTATACTGTGGCGCAAGTAAAACATCATCAAAAGAATAAGTTTGTTTCATTAAAAACCTCCAACTGGCATGTCGTTGAGAGAACCGCGGGATGTGGTCTCGTCTGTGCTCCCCAAAGAACCCTCTCCTCTGCCAGAGATAGTGATAAGTTCTCGATAAACACCGTGAGTTGTTTGTCTAGCTCTGAAGTGTACAACTGGTATTAGTACCAGCTGCGCAATTTTGTCACCAGCACAGACAAACTGGTCTTCATTGCCAATATTGTGCAAGTCAATAAACACCTCGCCGTTGTAACCACTGTCTATAATATGTGCACCAACAACTAATGACTTTTTAGCGCCCATGCTAGAGCGGTTACAAACCTGTAACATATATCCATGAGGAACCCCAAAAGTTAAACCAGTAGCCAGCATAGCATTGCCGTCAGGCTTAATTTTTACAACAGATACATTAGGATCAGTTGGATAATAATAAACATCCAAGCCTGCATCGCTAGGATTGGCTCTCGTCGGCGATTTCGCCCCGGGCCTTGTCTCGTACTCTAAGATCATTTTGAATCTCCTTAATTAATTCATTTGCTTTGTCCCAGCATTCAGGACAATATAGTCTTACGATATCTTCTTTTTCTCTTACAACGACATTCCAAGTCATTGCGTGTTCTTTCGATTTTTTATCATATGGTTTTTTACACGCAGCGCACTCATCCTCTAGTTTATCGAACATCATGAGCTGACGCTTCATTTGCTTTTCAATATCTTTCTTAATTTTCTTCGTCTTATTACGGAGAAACTTTCTTTTTAAGCTTCCCACTACTCGTACTCTTCTCTTGGAAAGTTAGTATAAGCAAACTCTCCGTATCTCTTGATGGCCTCTCTATCATATGCCCGGGCAGCTTCTTCTTTAGTAAGAAAATATCCTATGTTCTTTCGGTCGCGCGCATGATGTCCAATCCGCGCACGGTATCGATTGCCTCTCTTATATACACCTTTGAAGCTAGACTTTGAATTTTTTTGTGGTGGCTTATTCGCGTTGTTCTGAGCATTTGTACATACACGTAAATTTTTTCTTCTATTGTCCAAGCCGTTACCATTGATATGGTCAACCTGCATATCCTCCGGAGGATGCATCAAAAGTCTGTGGAGGGAAATAACCTTTCTTCTTTTTCGGGTCTGGCCCGGGCGACTGGGAATGGGAATCCTGCCCCCTTCTGGGTGGTTGATATGCGCGGAGACATAAATTTTATTTTTACCATCATAGTGGGTAAACTTTGCCCACCATTTATGTTCATTAACAATTGGCCAATCATCTTCATCAATAAGTAAGATTTGATCGCCATACTTTGGACTTTTAAGTATAATTTCTCTTGTTTTGCTCTTCATAATTCTATCCCAATAATTTAAATGTGTGTCGAACAGAACGAGTACTGAAACCCCAATCTTTGTTGTGGTCTAGCTTCGCTGCATACGGACGATTTAAATAAATTTGATCATATTCCTTTACTCCCCAACATCTAATTGTAGTCATTGTCGAAGTATCGTCTATCACCTTAAGAATCCAGTATGGTTTATCATTCTTGGTCTTTTTAGGGATGACTTCTCTTGGTATAAACCAAGCCACTCCTAAGTCTTTGTCCCAGTTACCCAGAGCCGGAACGCAGTTTCTTTTAATAGAATCTTTAATTTCTTGTGTCATTACCAAGTCGAAAGGGAAGATACCAGTTAAATCAGAGACGTACTCAATCTTCTCTTCCGAGGTGAAATCTTCTTCTGGCGAGTAAGTTTCAATATTCTCATCTAGTTTCTTTTGGTTTTTTGGCTTGTCTTGTATACACGCCATCCAGAAATGCTTGCAGCCATTGAATCGATCATCAACTATATCGTCCAGCGCTCCAGAACGGCACAACACGTCCAATGCCTTCTTGTTTAGTTTGGCATGGATAATATCTTCGTTAAATAAAATGTCTTCAATTTTTTCGTACGGTCTGTTCTGCATAATTTGGCCAATTGCTTTGTCGCCCAAGCCCTTAATCGAGCTAAATGGCTGGATGAGGGTCTTGCCATCGTCACTGATTTCCCATTGTCTGGTCGAAGTATTAATATTAATATTTTCAATCTCAAAACCAAATTTCTGAGCCAGACCAATCGCCGCCTCTTTGCGGGACTCAGGCTCCTTATCTAAGAAAGCAGCCATCCAACACTCAGGGTAATAATTAAATAGCCAAGCGCATTGGTAAGACAGAATAGAATAAGATACAGCATGCGACTTATTAAAACCGTAACCTGAGAAATATTCAAAGTTCTGCCAAAGGCTCTTAGCTGTATCGGTTGGTATCGACTTGTTAAGACACCCTTTAATAAACTTCTCTCTAATTATTTCTTTCTCTTCCTGGCCCTTGCCTGTACCCTTCTTGGTTAGGAGTTTACGTAGTTTGTTACCCTCTTCCAAAGAGATGTCTTCGCCCAGCTTGTGGGCCAACAAAGCAATTTGTTCCTGAAAAATAAGAAAACCATAAGTTTCTTTGGTTACCTCTTCAACGGCGTCAATAAGATAACTAGCGCTCTTGTTCTTCTTCGCTTTGATATACGCCTTGTCAACTCCAGCGCCTAGAGGGCCCGGGCGGTAAATCGAAGTGATAGCAGAAATGTCAATGATATCATTTGGCTTAGAGTTGATGCTCAGCCGCTGGGCTCCGGAGTTAGTGAACTGAAAAATACCAGCGAACTTTCCTTTCTGGAAGATGTTTCTGTACACTTCTTTGTCGTTTAGATCTAACACATCCGGGTGTAAAGTACCCTCATAGTATTTCTTGACGTCAGCAAAAGTTGGATCTTCAACTCCATGATATCTTTTAAGAATGTGGCCAACAGCACTCTGGATCATTTCAAGAGTTGAAAGGCCTAGCAAGTCAAACTTAATGTATCCAAGTGGCTCCAAGTGGCGTACATTTTGTCCTTCGGACCAGGGAGTTTGTATCACGCCGCCAGAACAGATAAGGGGCATATGCTTATCTAGATCCTCGCCAATCACAACTCCGCCGGCGTGGCGGCTAGTCGAGCGTACCTGGCCGACCAAGGCTTCAACGTGCGTTTTAATGTGGGGATACTTTTGTAGAAAGTTGATCAAAGACTCAGAGTACTTCATAACCTCTTCAAAAGTTGGTATGTAGACACCTGACTTGATATCATGGTCTTGTTTCGCTTTTGGAGTTGCCTCCCTGACCATTTTACCGGTCACTGCATTAACCTCGACCCAAGGCACCTTGTAAAATTTACCGATGTCCTTGATTAACGAACGAAGTTGCAACGTATTAAAATTAGAGATTGGCACAACTGTAGTTTCTCCCCACTCCTTAGCTAAAATCTCCTTTAGTCCGAATGCGTCGCTAACGTCATAGTCAATGTCTGGGTAGTCAGTCGCATCCGATCGTAGGAACCGGCTAAACAGCAAACCATACTTGATTGGATCGACCTGGGTGATTCCCAGTACATAGGACACCAAGGAACCTGCGGCCGAGCCGCGGCCCGGGCCTGCTAGCATATGTTGATTCGCCATGTCTGAAACAGCCTTCATGGTGAGAAAATACTTGCTGAACCCTCTGTTGTTTATAACAGTAAGCTCGTGCTTGAGCCTGTCAATGTACCCCTGGTTATCTGATAACCCCAGCTTTCTCAGGCCTGCGATAGATTCCTTGACCAAGGTTTGTTCACCAGTTTCGCCGTCTGGAATGACAAATCCGGGAAGACGAACCGTGTCATCTGGCATAAAATCCTCAATTCTCTCATTAGCAATCCAATGAGTCTTCACAAGGGAGTCATATACAAGATCATCATCGTAAGAAACGCCGCACTCTTCCGAGTACTTTCTATACGACTCCCACATCTGATCTCCGTTCTTCGGGTACAGTTCCATACCCAACTCATCGATATCGACTGGAAGTTCTGATTTAAGGTACTCTGGCGTTTTTGATTTGCCAAGCCAGCCTAGGCGCTTATAAAGCTCGCGGTCCTTCCATGCCTCTGCACTTGGGTAGTGAGAGTCAGCCGTAGAAATAAGCTCGATACCGAATTCTTCGTGCATTTGAATGACATACTTGTTCAGCTCATGTTGTTCTGGTACGTTGTTCCATTGAAGCTCTCCGTACCAACGGTCTCCTAGACAATCGATCATGCGTCGAGTAGTTGTGCGCATGGCCTCCAAAACAGACTCCGTACCGTCTTCTCGATTGTTCCAGTAATCTTTAGCGTATACGCCACCGAGGCATGCCGACGATGCAATGATACCGTCGCCATATTCTTTTAGCAGTTCGTAATCCAGGCGTGGCTTTCGATAGAAGTTGTCTCCCTGATGTGAATCAGACACTATCTTAAAGATGTTATTTAATCCAGTCTGGTTCATAGCCACCAACACGAGGTGCCCGCTGGAGTTGATCACGCTCTTGGACTTGCTCTTCGAGGATCCTTCGTCTTCTGCTTCGACCTTGTCTGTGTCGTTGATAATTTTTCTGGCTTGCTTCTTATCTAGCTTAACTTTCTCGTATTCATCTTTCCAAGCTTGGATTGAGGGTACAAAGTATGCTTCAACACCAAAAACAGGCTTGAATTCTTTCCCTTCAGCCTTCATCTTTTTGGCGTGTAGGAT